GGCTTTTTCTGTTGGAGTTAATTGAGCAAATGATTTGTTGTCAAACATTTCAGCAGCAACCGCTTCTCTCTCAGCACCAAAACGAGCGTCTTTTTCAGCCTTTGGCTCAACTTGTTCTCTCAATGACTTAGCATAAGCCGTGTTGTATTCAATAGAACCTTCTGGGCCAGATAATTCTGCTACTGATCTTGCCAAACGAACTTTCTCAGGATCGGCTTGAACACGCTCACGTTTTGAAGCCGCCTCAGAAGCCAATGCAGCCGCTAATCTCTGCTTCGTCTGAGCCACATCACCCTGAGCTTGACGAGCATATTGAGCCAAAGCCATAGCACCTTGTTGGTCGCCCATTTGAGCAAGCATCTGAGCGCCTTTCATAATTGACTCAGGGTTAGTCTGGTCAATCTGTTGGGCAATAGTGTTTCTAGCACTAATCATCTTTAGTTGTGGGTCTTCAACACCCATAGAACCCGCAATGCCACGACCTAGTTGACCAACACTAGCCTGAAGTCCCGCTTGAGCCGCAGCACCAGGCGAGAGTTGAGCCAATGCAATGCCACGATTTAAGTCTTGCCCATATTGTTGGTTTTGATACATTTGTGGAGTCAAGCCAAACAGACCCGCTACGATATTTTCTGCCATGATGATTCCTTAGTAATAAAGCGAGGGGTATAAGTTTTCTGTTGCCTGAACTGAAGAAAGTGGAATACCTGCTGTCAAACTTCCTTGTGGAATTCCACCAAACAAACCACCCAAAGCACTTCCTATTGCTGAACCAAACTGAGCATTAGGATTACCTGCCGCTATCAGACTTTGAGCGCCTAGATTTCTAGTTGCATCAGCACTTGTTGCCAAGGCGGTACTCAATCTAGCACCTTCTAGTCCTAATTGACCTGCTCTTGCTCCCGCAGTTGATGCTGTTTGACCAAGTTGTGAGCCTAAAGTGAAAGGTTGTTGACCCAAAGCCTCAAGAGACTGAACCTGACCCATTGCGGTTGTATAAGGAGCATAAGCGGCTTGTTGACCACCATAGTACTGACCCATTGTTTGAGCACCTGTACCAAGTAATCCCGCACCAAAGGCAACCTGTTGTTGACCATACTGTTGAGCATTAGCCGCCAATTGAGCTTCTTGTTGTGCTCTAGCGTTATACAAAGCCTGTAGTTCAGGAGTAGTAGCACCCAATGTACCGCCTTGAGCAACAGCCAAACCGCCACGACCTTGTTGTTGGAGTCTGTTTTGCAGAGTAGCTAACTCTAACTCTCTGCCTGGTTGCAAGAGATCCATCTGTTGATTGAGATAGTTCTGTGCAACTGCTTCAGGAGATTGAGCCAAGTATTGATTACCAAGACCAAACAACCTTTGAGCACCTGTTTGCAAAGGAGCAAACTGTGCTTGTGCTTGTTCAGCTTGAGTCAACCCTGCATTAGACAAAGCCATGAACCTATCTTGCTGTGCTTTGGCTTCAGGGCTTAGTGTGTACCCTGCGCTTGTCAACTGACCAGTTACAGGATCGACTTGGAACTGTGAAGTGCCAAATCGGGTAGTCATGCCAATAGGTCTGAAAGCCGCAGATGCTTTAGCAGCCGCAGTCTCAGCATCAATTCTGGCTTGCGCTCTTTGAGCCGCTTCCCTAGATTCTTGCATCTGAAGCAAATTACCTGCTGTTCCTAGTCCACCAGAAAACAGATTGCCAAGGTTTGATGTTCCACCACCACCAAGAATATTATTTACTGCGGCTGTAACACCTGCATTGGTAAGTCCTGATGTAACTGCTGCGGGAAGTGTCGCACCACCAACAGTAGATGCCGCACCACTAGCAGTAGTCGTTGCACCACCAAGAGTAGATGCCGCACCACCACCTAATACCGTTGCACCAGGCAACAAACCTGCTCCACCTGCTGTACCACCAATTGCTAAATCAGTAGCAGTTAAACCTGCAATTTCTGCGGCTGTTAAAGGCGCATAACCTGCTAAACCTCCACCACCAATGGCTAAGTCTTGTGCTGTTAATGCCGCTATTTCTGATGCACTCAAACCTGCATTAGCACCAGTAATCAATCCGCTACCACCAGTTAAAGCAGTTGTTGCAACAGTAGGAGCGCCAACCATCAAAGCGTTAGCAAGAGATGTTGCACCAGTAGTTCCACCTACACCACCTAAAGCGAGATCAAGTTGAGCAAGTTCAGCCATTGTTAGACCAGTAGTGCCAACACTAGCCGCTGCTGCGCCACCACCCAATAATCCTGCGGCATTCAAGCCAAGGTAAGCACCACCAAGTATTAAGGCGGGTTTTACCCAACTAGGGACATCAGAACTTGACGCACCAGTTGTATAAAAAACAGGAGTTCCATCAGCAGCAGTTTCTACTCGATAGCCTGTGTTTCCGCTGCCAGTAAATGTTCCACCAAAAGCATTGCCAGTTTGACGTTCACTATATGTATTGGCAACTTCTTGTCCAGTAAGTTTATTACCAAAAGTTGTTTGTCCAGTATCTACAACAAGCTGACCATTTACTGTTTTAATTTTTGAAGTGTCAACTTGGGTGTAGCCATCGTTACCATCAGGAATTCCATACACAGTTTCAATCTTTGCACCTTGTGGCAATAAAACTTGTTCAGCAGTTGGGTTGCCATCTTCATCTAGTTTGCCAGTTGGTTTAAAGTAAACTTGACGAGTAGTGCCATCTTCATTTTGATACGTTGCAACATTTTGCCCATTGTATTTTTGTTGGATAACCTCTACTTTTTGAGTAACAGGAACTTTTCCAAACTGGTTGATGTCAGTTACGCCAGTAGCTGCAATAATCTTAGCCATGTCTCTAGCATTGGCTTCAGGAGAGCCTTTTCCTTGACCCGTCCATTTTGATGGATCGCTAGATGCAAGAATTTGACTAACTAATTTATCAATGATTGTTTGATCAACTGCCATGATTACTCCTTATTGTGGCGCATCAGGCCAAGTAATTGTCCAAGGGAAACCTGTCTGCGTAGTGACATCACGCAAGGCTTGACGATAGGTAGCCCATACTGCTTTGTCAACAGGAGCATCAGCTACTTGTGTCCAATCACAGTCTTTTAGTTTCTCATCCCTTGAAGCACGAACACTCTTAGCCTGTTCAGCATCCTTAGTGGCTTTGTAAGCAGTCTCATGCTCAAGGGCTGTAGTTGTTACGCCATCGACAGTAGTATCTACAAACACAGGGCCAAGGGTATATTTGGTGTACCACTTACCATCTACTTGCTCAACACCAGAGGCTTGAGAGTATTGGTAAACAGTACCACCAGATGCTTGTGCGCCTTCAAAGACCACATCAGCACCCAAAGCAGTTAAGACTTCAGTTGTTGTTATATCCCATGATGGGCCACCATTGGCTTTTGTGTATGCACGAAATTCACTTTCGTACATGACTGCGCCTGTTTGTGTTCGTATCTGCATTGTGATTCCTTATGTAAGGTAGGCAAAGCCTGATTTGTGATTTTTGCAACGCCATTCAACTGTAGTTGGCGCAACACCTAAATATTTAGCGGCTTCTTTTGCTGTTGTCCAAATTCCATAAGGAGTTACAACTGTTCTGGCTCTAGGATTCTTATCACCATCAAACAAACCTTTATGTGACCTAGACATTAACTCTCTTGTTTCTTTACTTCTAGTTCTACCTTGATGACAGTCAATTGCATTTTGCTCATTAGTTCCACAAAAAACATTTTCAATACTGTACGGGCCAACATCACCCTTCCGCATCATGCAATATTTGCCACGCCCTTTGCCACGCTGTTCTAACTTGCCAGAGGTAATCCACCAGTTGAGCCATTGCTCATAGGTAAATAAAAACTCAATGCCACGGGCTTTTGCATTACCTTTTTGACCATGAAATTCTTTTTTCATATCAGGCCACCGCAAAAAAGATGAAAGAACCGCCAGAAGCATTGATTGCTGCAGGGGCTGTACTACTGATTTCAAAGCCAGCAGAATAGGTGTCAATGTAATCTGTGTTTGTAACCTCTGCCGCAGTAGAGTTTAACAAAAGGTAGCTGTCATTCCCACTCACAATGCCTCGGGCTGTATCCCAAACATACCAATCACCAGTTGAGTCTGTGCGCTTAATAAGAACAAACCTTGCCCCTGCTGTAAATCCACAATCAATTTGCTTTGTAGTGGCTGTGCCTGTGTATGAGCCTACTTTAGAAACTCCTGCAAGGGTTGCAAATAGGTAAGCAACATAGGTCGTGTCACTTAAGTTGTAAGCATTGTCGCCAAAATTTGAGGCATTTGATCCGTTATTGCCAGCAACATAATATGGATTAAACGTAGTGCCAGACAATCCTGTTGTACCAAACCCTGCGTTTTGGGCATCCAAAGTATTGTTTAGCGCAAGACCAGTTCTGTCGGTATTGCCGCTTCCGTAAAAACGAACACCCCAAGAATAAGTGGCTGAACTTCTGGATTTGATAATTATTGCTTCGGGGATTACTCCTAAATTGTGAGCAACATCTCTATCGGTTGCTCCTGTCCCTGTATAGCAAACCTCATCAAAGAAGCTAGGGGCACGTCTAAACAAATAATTTATAAATGTGTTTGAACTTGCATTTGTGATTGTTGATGTTGTACCAACTTTTACACCGTCCATGACATCCCAAGGATTGGCTTGAAGTATGGTTACCCCTGCCGCCACTTCTGCCGCAGTAGATGAAGTTACAAGATAGCCAGTTCCAGTAAGTCTTGAGGAAAATAAAGATGCCACTGCCGAGCCACGATTTTTGACCAACACAGCGTCATCAGTCTGACCACCCGTAACAGTAGCATTTGCACCCGTACCAGTTCTAGCAGATAAGCCAAACACACTAGTCCCACTTGTAGGCACTTCCATTGGGCCTCTACGAATGGCTATGTAGATGTAGGTGGCCGCATTAGTGTTGACTTCAGTATTGGTTGAAGTAATTTGAAAGCCCGTAGACGTTGGACTAAGGTATCCAACAAATGATTCAGCAGCTGTTGAATTTGCTTGTAGACTTGCATCATCAGAACCAACTGGAATACCTCGCATATTATCAAGCATTTGCCAGTTACCAGTACTACTAGACTTCTTAATCATCAACCATTGAGGCTCATATCCAAGAGTAACAACAGGGCCAGTTGCAGAACCATTGCCCGTATAAGTACCACACGAAATTACATTGTCTGTACCAGTAAGACCAAAGCCTCCTGCGTCATGGGCAAATATGTATGCCACATATGTAGAACCATTATCGTTGACAGTTGCATTAATTCCAAGGCTAAAAACTGAAGATGTGGGAGTCGTAGAGTTCCACCAATTTGCGCCTGTGGCTACTGCGGCTGTGCTGTTAAGAACTAGGTATTGCGTATTGGCTAAACTTCTATGATAAACAGCCCAATTAACAGCAGAACCTGATAATCGCTTAATTAAAATACAACCAGGAACAGAGCCAAGACTATGAGATATTGTTCTATTAGAACCCGTACCTGTATAAGTCACAATATCAAAAAATTTAGGTTGTTTTCTAAAAGTCCATGACACATAGTTGTAAGCACTATCATTAAATCTGTCGTAAATACCAATCGTATAACCAGTTGTATTAAACGCAGTTAAGCTAGTTGCATCAGTTGACTGAATATCTGTTAAGTTACTAGCAATAATTTTTGTTACGCCACGAGCAGTATCAACAAGTTGATGGTCAAAACCACCATCTCTCATTTTTGTCCAAACCAATCCACCATTGGTAGACAAATCAATATTATTGGTAATTGTTTGAGTAGAGTTGTTGCCTTTGTAAAGGTATGTGCTAAACATATCCTCAATGTACTGAGGCACAACAGGAACACCACCACCAAAGGCATCGTAACTAGCCGCACCAGAAGTTGCTTGTAATGGCATGGTTTAAGCCTTAAATTGTGTGTTGCTTGCCAAGACTGTGAAAGTTGCACTACCTGTCTTGATAATCAAATAACGATAGCTATCAATGCCACTAGCATTTCCCGCAGTAGGCGCACCACCTAGCCACCTAGTTGTTACTCCAGATGTAGTGCCATCCACTTGCACAGCAGAGTTGTAATAAGCAGTAGAGCCTTGAGTAACCAAGAAAGCCACAGTCATTGACTGACCTGTACTCATCAAAGTATTCAATGAAGTACCGCTAGAGCCACGGAAGTTAACTGTCCAGTTAGCACTTGCGTTGCTTGTGTAATACAAAACAGACTGAGTGGTAATGTCGTAAGCAATCGTGCCAGTAGCCGCAGTTGCTGATACTGTAGCTACCTCTGCCGCATCGTTTAAAACAATGGCTGTAGCTGATGATGAACCTGAGAAAGTCTTAGTAGCCGTGAATGTCTGTGCTGTGTTAAGGCTTGCAACATTGGTTAGCGTATTGTCAGCAAAGGTAATGGTTTTGTTTGTCAGGGTTTCAACGCCTGTCAAAGTAGCAAAGCCAGAGGCAGTAAATGCCGCTTGAGTCCATGCTGATCCTGTCCAGACATACAGAGTATTGACTGAGTTATTCCAGTACAAAGCACCCGTCAACAGAGCATTGCCATCATTGTCAACAGTAGGGGCAGAAGACTTAGAACCTAAGTATCTGTCATCAAAAGAGTCATAACTTGCCGCTGCCGCTGTTGCTGAAGAAGCCGCATTTGTTTCGCTTGTAGAAGCATTTGAGGCACTTGTTGAAGCGTTGGAAGCAGATGTAGCCGCATTAGAAGCAGAAGTAGCTGCAGCAGTAGTCGAACCAAATATCGAATCTATTTCAGTTTTGGTATAAGCATTAGAGATGTTATAGCCAGCAATAGTCGTAGGATTCGTTCCTGCCGTTGCACGACCATAAGTGTCAAAAGTGACAGATTGGTAAGTGCCTGGTGTTACACCAGAAGAAGCCAAATCAATGTTGTCGCCATTGACAACAATACGGCTAGAGGATGCAGTACCTACATTAAGGGTATTACCTGTCTTTGTAAGACCATCACCCGCAGTAATCTGACCCGCACCTGAGAACTGCGCCCATGTGATAGATGTGCTACCTAGTGTGCCACCTGCATCTATCGTGCAGATAAAGCCAGAATCAGCGTTATCAGTACCTTTTTCAACAAAGGTAAAAGCCGCTACCAACTCAGCGTAAGTGTCTGCATCTGTTGTGCGTGTCCATGAACCTGTTGCACACAAGTAAATACCATTGTTAGAAGCAGTAGATTGGTCTTTAACCAAGACCCGATCACCCGCAACAATCGATATGCCATCAATGGTTTGTGCGCCAGATAAAGTGATGTTTGCAGTAGTAGCCGCAATCACAGAGGCTTTGGCATCAATACCTTGGGCTAGTGCATCTACATAACCCTTGGTAGCCGCATCAGAATCGTTTGTGGGGCTTGCCAAACCAGTGATGGTTGCCGATGTAGCACTATCCATGTCCAATGCGCCAGAGATGGTCACATTGTTGAATGTAGAAGTACCAGTAGCCGCAGTTACATTGCCCGTCAGGTTGCCAGTTACGTTACCAGTTACATTTCCTGTAACAGCACCCGTTACGTTACCCGTAACATTACCTGTGACTGCACCTGTCAATGGGCCACTAAAGCCTGTATTTGCGGTGATGTTTGTGCCAGTAATCGCTAAGGGAGAAGAACCACCAATAACTGCACCATTGATTGTTCCCGCACTAATGGCGGCAGAAGCAATCGTAGCGGCTGTGCTGACAGTAAGGTTAGTAAATGTTCCCGCTGCGGCAGTAGTTCCACCGATTACAGCACCATTTATCGTACCCCCAGTAATTGTGGCAGAGGAGTTGTCTGTCTTTGTAGCTACAGCAGTTGCAATATTATTGAACTCAGTATCAATCTCAGTACCCTTAACAATCTTTAGAGGATTGCCAGGCGAGAGATTATCTTTGGTTCTT